GGCAAAGCATCCCGCTGGACCGATGTCATTGTGCCCGTGCGCCCCGCGACCTGCTCCGGGGCAGCCGTGAAACGCGGCCGCACCTTCGCAGGCCCCGCGTCCATTTCTGTCCGGATCACGGCTTGCGGGCCGCCCGAAGACAGGCTGGACAGGTTGCTTAGAAAAGGCACCGTTGCGGGCCATGACGGCATGGTCATGCCCCCCTTGGCCGCGCGGCGGCCCCGAACCGGCGCATCGCGCCATCCAGCTGCCCGCCCTCGATCATGTCCGACACAGCCTTGCGCAGGAAGACGTCCACGCGGCCGGGGCTTTGCGACACGCGATGCGCGCCGTCTGCCGCGTTCTCGTGGATATGAACCTGCACATCGCCACCCCCGGCACCAAGAGCCCTTTGCGCCTGCATGGTGTTCAGGATCGCACCGGAACGGCTGGGCACGAAGATCTCCGAGTTCCGCGTGTTTTCATTGACGGGATAGGCCCGGCCGGCCATCACGCCACCGCCACCGGCCCGCGCACCACCACGCGACAACATGCCGAAAATCCCGTCAAACAGCCCACTCAGCACGCCGCCATCCTGCGTCCCGAACCGGCCCGCCAACGGCCCCGACCCGAACAGCGACGCCTGCAAGGCCGCCTTGGCCAGCGATTTGGCGACGTTTTCCAGAACGCCTGCAAAATTCTCGCCTTCAACGATGGCATCGATCAGGCCCGCCTCGACCGCTTTTTGTTGCGCCCCGAAAAACTCCGCCTGGTCTGCCGCCGCGTCATATTTGGTCGCCAGACGCCCGATCGCCTCGGCCTGCCGGTCGATTTCCTGGCGCACCGTAAGACCGCTGGCCACCTGCCGCGCATCTACGTCGAGGCCGCGCTTTCGGGCGGCGTCCAGCAACTTGTAGCGTGCCGTCAACGTCGCTACCTCGCGATCGGTCTTGCCGATCATCTCGATCTTGCGCTGCAGTGTCAGGATTTCCTGTTCGGAAGCGTCGAAGAACCCTTCCAGCGGATCCTTTTCCGCCTTGGCTGTCCTGGACCGGCCGCCAGAACCACCACCGCCGGAGCGCCCGCCGGACCGTGACGCGCGCACGGTTTCGCGAAAAGCCTTTTCGGCCTTGTCCAGCGCTTCACCGGCAGCGGCGATGTCCCGCGCCCCGGCTTCGATCTCATTGCCCAGGTCTTTCAGCCGGGACGCTTGCCCGCCGCGAATCAACGCATAAGCCGCCGCGCCGGATTTTTCGTTGAACTCCATCCGCGCAAGCTGGCCCGCGCGCCCGACGGGGTCGCCTATTGTCGCCCGCTTGATCCGAATTTCCGCCGCCGCGCGGCGCTGCGCCGCGGCCATGCCCGATGCCACCTGCCCCAGGACCGCAAGCGCGGCGGCCAGGTTTCCGGCCAGGCGCTGCGCCTCGTTGGCCGCTGCCCCCACCTCCGAGGTGATCCCGGCCGCGGCACCGGCAACCGCACCCGCCGCGCCCTCGCCGTCTCCGAAGGTCAGCGCCAGCTCGCGCGCCTCCGATTCCGCCTGCGTGATGTTCGCCACAACTTCATCGGCCAGCGTCAGACCCATCTCCAACGCCACATCCCGCATCGCGCTCAGAACATCAGCCGCGGCCTCGAAGTCACCCGCGCTGATTGCGGCACGCGCCTCGGCCAGCCCCACAGCCAGTTCGCCAGCATCTTCCGGCAACAGGCCCATGGTGTCGGCAATCGCCTCGAACTGCGCCCGGATCGGCCCAAGGACGGCCAGCTGCCCCTCCAGCGCCACGCGCTCCGCATCCAAAGCATCGAAACGGCCCTGATCCATCGTCGCCACGCCCATCAACTCGGCGTTCACCTCGACCAGCCGCGCCCTCATCTGATCGTATTCCTGCGCGGCCTGCCGAACCTGCTCTAGGGATCCCTCGACCGGCAGCACAAAGTCCAGCAACTGGCCCATGCTCATACGCGCCGCATCGCCCTGGATCGCGGCCAGCGCGTCAGCCAGCTCGGTCACCTTGCGGGTGACGATGCCGTATTTCTTCTCCAGATCGTCCAGCCCGCCCGCCGAAGCCATGGCCATCGCCGCCTCGGCCGACGCGAGCGCGCCCTGCGTTTCCTTCAGCGCATCGGCGAATGTCTCGATCTTGTCGGCCGAATCCTCGGCCTTGTCGCCGGTAAGCAGGAACATTGCCGCGATGGGAAAACCGATCGCCGCGACCGTGGACAAAAGAGGCCCGACAATTCCAAGGGCGCCACCCAGGGCGCCGAACGCACCCAGCACCTGCGGCACTTGCTGTCCCATCACCCGCATCGCATTGGTGCCGCTTTCAAGCTGGATTGCGATATCGCCGAACTGCGCTGCCGTGTTCTGCAACACGAACCGGCCCCGTCCACTGATGTTCAGGAGCCTGGTCAGACCTGCCGCGCCACGCGTGCTGGTCTGGCCCATGCGGTTGCCCATTTGGGTAAACCGCTTTTCGACACTTGTCGCAGTCGTGTTGGCCTTCTGTCGGGCCCTTTCCATCTGCCGCTCGAAGGTGCGCAGACTGGCCTCCATGCGCACGAGCAGCCTGTCTTCGACACTGCTCATCGCGTGATTGCCTGGCTGTTGGCCACCATGTGGCGGAACGCGTCCTCATCAGGCGGCTGGACGGACTTGCCGCCCATGTTGTTCAGCATGTTGACAAGGTCCGCATGCCGCATTCGGCGCAGCACGGTCGGGTCGACGCCCGCCTGCACCAGGGCCGCCATCAGCGGACCGCCCTCGATCGGGGCTTCCGGATCGCCCGCCTTGGCAAGATCGTTGCGCTGCACGCCTTCCTGCACCGAGATCAGCACCTCCATGGCCACTTCAACATTCCGCTGCATGCCGAAATCGCTGAACCGGCTGTCCACCAGCTTCTTTGCCGACAGCGGGTCCATGCCGCCCCCGATCAGGCCGAGGCGCAGCACATGATAGACCTCGCGCACCGAATACTGGTGCGACGCAAGGCGCGTATAGATGGACCCGAAACCGCGATCGTTGCACGCCGTTTCAAGGTCCATCAGATCGCCCACAAGCAGGCGAAACAGACGTTCCTCGCCTGCCCAATAGACGGGTACTTCACACATCAGCTGGCATCGGTCCAGCTGCGCGACCCGGCACCGGTCAATTCGGCACTGACGGTCACTTCGCCTTTTCCCTCGGCACCGACCTCGAAACTGGAAAGGATGCAGGGAATCTCCCAGTAGCCGCCTGCCTCGGTGACGTTGTTCATCAACTCGACGCGCACGTTCTTGACCGCGCCGCCGTCGGAAAAGGCCCGCCAGGTGGCAAAGCTCTCCTTCGCCATCCGCCCGGAAATGGTCAGCGAACTGTCTTGGCTTTCGACCCAGCGATGAACTGCGGCCGGCACGCCGAGGGGATCATCGCAATCCAACAAGACCTCCTCACCGGTGTTGTTAGTGAAGGTGACGTTGCGGGCAGTTGCACCGCACGGATGGGCGAACACCTCGGGATCGGCGCCATCGCCAAGGACGATCAGAAGGTTCTGGGTGGTGGTGGGATCAGCCATTGGTCTTCTCCTTTTGCGCGTCGGTCACGGGTTCCGCACTGCCGCGCGCGATCAGCGCCTCGGCTGTCGCCTTCGCCACGTTTTCGTATTTCCGACCGGCCTTGTAGGCTTGTGTGCGGGACGGACTGACGCGATAATCCGCGTCCTTCTTCATCTTGATCTTCATCGGAGACCCTTCTTGCTAAGATTTGCACTCTGCTTCGTCTTCACCCTGTCACTGGGTGCCTGCTTCACGGCCGCGCCCGACCCCGAAGAGCTCTTTCTGACCGCCTGCGACGCGGCCATTCAGGACCGGCTCAAGAGCCCGGCCTCCTACAACCGGATCAGCCACACGCCCATTGCCCGGACACCGTTCTCTGCTGAGGCCGAACTGGAACGCCAGGACGGCCTGCCACACCTGTCCGGCGCCAGGGCATCGCCGAAAGAGAAGGACCTGAAACGCGCGCTGATGGAAATCTGGCAAGGCCAGGAAGACCGGGGCGATCTGATCCACTCGACAATTGTCACAGTGGACGCTGCCAACGCCTACGGCGTGAACTTGCGCCAGCGCTTCCTTTGCGAATTCGTCGATGCCAACACGGGTTTGCCGGACAGTGCCGACGCGTACAGAAACGTCATGATCGACGGACAGACCACCTTTGAATGGGCCATTGCCCGTCGCTAAGCCGATTTCAGACCTTTCCGCATGGCCCGCGTGATCCTGTTCTTCGCGCTGCGGCGCCGCACCCGCCAGACCGGAAAGAAAAACGGGTTGGCTGCCATTTTGCTGGTGCCGAACTCCTGAAATTTCCCGTAGAACTGATCGCCGTCCGCGGCGTAGATGGTAATCCGCAGCGCGCCGTACTCCTTACCGCCCACCGTTCCGATGGTCATGCTGCCCTTGGGCGCATCGCCCCAAGTCCAGGCGATCGACCCGGCAAGATCACCGGTCAGGTGCGGCGCCATGCCGTACATGTCATCGACGATGTTTTGCGCAATCTGCTCCATCTCGCGCTTCGTGTTTTCCCGCACCGCGCGCGGAATGGCCCGCCATCGCCGGTTCAGCTGCGAAAGACCCTGAACCATCAGGCCGCGGCCTCGATATTGGCCGAAACCTCGATGACACCGTGCACGGTGATATTGTCCCGTTCCGTCAGGATCAGGTGGCGGGTGATCGCCACCCTGTTCAGGGAATGGCTCGTCAGCACCAATGCACCATGATGCAAAACGGCGCGCACCGCGGCGGCAATTCGCTTGCATTCAGATTTCTGCCCATGATTGCGCGACCATATGTCGACCTGGAACGTCTCGACGGTCGCCGTCGCGCAGGCATCGTCGTCGTCATAACTCGCGGCCGGGCT